GGCTCACCTGAGTACTACACGTACAACGGCGTTGATGCTAGTGGTGACACTCAAGTAGACGTTTACCCTAAGCCTGATGGTGTGTACAGCTTGAGATTTAACTGTACTCTTAGGAACGCTGAGTTGAGTGCTGATACAGATGAACTAGTTATACCTAGTCAACCTGTGATACACATGGCGGTAGCTCTATTAGCTCGTGAGCGTGGCGAGACAGGCGGTACATCAGCACCTGAGTACTTTGGTATTGCTGATAAGTTTTTGTCTGACGCGATTGCTCTGGACGCACAAAAGCATCCTGAAGAAACCATCTGGTACACTCCGTAGGAGCCTGACGTATGGCACAGCCGCTACAAAGTATTAACTTAGTTGCTCCTGCGTTTAAAGGAGTTAACACAGAAGATTCTCCGATTGCACAGGATCCTTCTTACGCTGACGTTGCTGACAACGCTGTGATTGACAAGCGTGGACGTATTGCTGCACGTAAGGGTATTGATGTTGTTACTACTAACAAGACTGCACTAGGTACTGACTACGTACACAAGATTCATTACTTCTACGATGATGCGGGTAACGAAGTAGTATTTACTGCTGGTAACAACAAAATTATGACAGGGACAACTACGTTAACTGACGTAACTCCCGGCTCATACACTATCACAGCTAACAACTGGAAGATTGTAAACTTTAACGACAAGGCTTACTTTTTCCAACGTGGTTACGATCCTCTGGTGTACGACAACGCTACGGGATTACGTACGTTTACTGTGGCTAACGGCGGTGCTACGGCAGCAACTTTAAAGTGTCACGAAGCTCTGGCAGCTTACGGCAGACTGTGGGTTGTAGATAACGCAACAGACACACAAACAATTTACTGGTCTGATCTCTTAATTGGAGCAGACTTTACTGGTGGTTCCAGTGGTTCTATAGATGTATCTAAGGCTTGGCCTGATGGGTACGATGAAGTTAGGGCGTTAGCAGCACACAACAACACTCTTATTATCTTTGGCAAGCACAGCATACTTGTGTATGGAGGTGCCTCTAGTCCAGCTAGTATGGCTCTTGTTGACACAGTAGCGGGTGTTGGGTGCATCTGTAGAAACTCTGTACAGCACATTGGCACAGATGTTTTGTTTATGTCTAACACAGGACTCAGGAGCTTAGGCCGTACTATACAAGAAAAGTCACTGCCTATATCTGACCTAAGCCTGAATGTAAAGACTGAGATTATTAGTTTGATTAACAACAGGACGTTACCTACGGCGTCTGTGTACAGTCCTGAAAATTCTTTTTACATCATTACGTTCCCAGATCAACTTACAGCGTACTGCTTTGATCTTAAAGGTAGACTTGAGAACGGAGCGTACAGAGTTACACGGTGGACTTCTATTCCACACAAATCATTTGAAGTTACAACTGATGGTACGTTGTACATAGGAACGTCTGATGGACTAGGGACGTACTCAAGTTACTCTGACAACACAACAGCATATCGTTTTAGGTATTACAGTCCGGGTCTGACGTTTGGTGATCCTGCTAAAACAAAGTTGCTAAAGAAACTCAGGCCAACTCTGGTTGGTGCTGCTGGTGCAACAGTGTTTATGAAGTGGGCTTATGATCTAGCTACGGACTTTAGAACTTACGAGTTTACTGTAGGCAACCAAGTACCTGCGTACTTTGGTGTTGATGAGTTTGCTATCGGTGAGTTTACTGGTGGTGAGCTTACGACTAGAAACGCTGTTCAAGCAACAGGTAACGGAAGTATTATTACGATAGGACTAGAAGCTGACATTAACGGGTCTGCTTTATCCCTCCAAGAAATTAACGTATTAGCACTAATGGGTAAAACAGTATGAGCGACTATACAAAGACAACAAACTTTACTGCTAAGGACAGTTTACCTTCTGGGGATAGTGGTAAAGTTATTCGTGGTAGCGAGTTTGACACTGAGTTCACCGCTATATCTACAGCGATTGCAACTAAGGCTAACTTAGCTTCTCCTACATTCACAGGCACTGTAACAATACCTGCGTTGACGTTTACGGGTACTCTGTCTACAGGCACGATTGACGGAGGGACTTACTGATGGCTCTTGGCGATCTTTTTGGTGGATTCATTAGCGATATTGCTAGTGGTTTATATAGCGAGCTTCCAACAGAAGTAACAGGCGCTTTTGCAGATGTTCCCCAAGCAACAGCACCTGATGTCACGTTTCAGCCCTTTACGGTTACGTCTGGAGGCATAGGTTCAGTAACAGGTGGTCCTACCGGAACCACGTACAACCTCAGCCCTCAACAGCAAGAAATTAGTAATATTCTAATGAATGAGGCGCAGTTTCGCTTAGGTGGAGATCCTAGAGGTACGCTAGAGTCTCAGTTTGCTGGCTTAGACGTTATGAACTTAGGCCAACAAATGATAGGCACATCTCCTTTTGGTCTAGCTCAGCAGCAACAGGCAGCACAGCAAGCGTTTGGCTTAGGTGGTCAGTTTATGGGCGCTGCTGGCACACAACCGGCAGACCTTAATCTTTTGCGTGGAATGTTTGCTCAACAAGCTGCGGGTGCTTTAGGCGGCGGGCAGGTGGGAATACCTACTCCGGTTCCTACAGGACAAAAACCTGTTGGTGATCCTTTTGCTGGCACAGGATTAGCAGGTACAGGAGGGATTCGGGGCGTTAACGACCAACCAATGCTTGACCTATCTGGCCTTATCTCAGACGATGCGGGTTTTTTTGGTGGACAACCTAAAGTTCCCGCTCCACAGGCTTTACAGGCTCCAACTATAGGTCAGTTTGGACAACAAGCATTAGGCATGGGTGCTGCTGGATTAGGTACACAGGCTCCGTCTGATATTGAAGCTCTCAGAAGCCAGTACGCAGGTCTTGCAGGACAAGCCGCACAAGACGTACTGACTCCTACGGCTGCTCGTGAGGCTGACGTATTTGAGCGTATAAGGGCTACACAGCGTCCTGAAGAAGAGCGACAGCGGTTACAGTTGGAAGAGCGTTTGGCTCAACAGGGACGCTTAGGTGTGCGTACGGCGATGTTTGGTGGTACGCCAGAACAGCTTGCGATGTCTAAGGCACAAGAAGAGGCACAAGATAGAGCCTCATTAGTGGCTATGCAGCAAGCACAGGCAGAGCGTCAGCAGGCTCTAGGCACAGCACAGACTCTAGGTGGCATGTTTGGTCAACAGGCAGGACTCTCTAGTCAGCTTCAGTCAGCAGCACAACAACGTGCAGCACAGTTGTCACAGCTTGGACTCAGCGCACAGCAGATTGAATCTCAGTTGCAGTCTGAGGGTCTAGGCAGAGCAACTACATCAGCACAACAGGCAGGTCAGTTGGCACAGCTTGCTGGTGGTTTACAGGCACAACAGGCTGGCTTAGGGCAGCAGTACGCCAGCTTAGGTTCTGGTTTAGCGGCACAAAGACAGGCGCTTGATGCTGCTAGACAACAGCAGATGCTACAGGCGCTGACGGGAGGCCAAGGACTTCTCGCTGGTGGTCAAGGGCTGGCTGGTGCAGAACAACAGCTTGGAATACAGGCGTTGCAAGCAGGGTACGCACCTCAAGCAGCACTTTTGTCAGCCCTGTCTCCTGCGTTGAACATTGCATCTATGTCTGATGTAGCACGTAGACAGCAAGGTGAGTTTGGATTAGAAACTCAGATGGCTAATATTAACGCAGAGCTTGCTAGAAGATCAGGACTTGCTGGTTTGTACGGCGGCATGTTTAGTGGTGCTATGGGTCTAGGTGGTTCGCTGTTGGGCGGCGCTACTGACCTTATTACTAGTTGGTTTGATTAACAGAGGACAACGAAAATGGCTATAGATGGACGAGTCCTAGCTTCAGCAGGAATAAACGTAGGGCAACAAATAGGAAGAGCCACAGAGCAGTTTGGTCAAAACGTCGGCGGCATGTTGACTGATGTTGGTAGAGGGTTTTCTGAGCGCAGGTCTGCTAAAGAGGCGCAACAGCTTTTACAGCAGTACGCTAACGACCCTGCTCAGTTAAACGCTCTAGGTCAGAAGTACGCCACGGAAGGTAACGATGCGTTGTCTAAAGTGTTTTTTAATGCAGCTACGCAGGCTACTGCTACACAGGAAAAAAGAACTACTGCTATTTCTGGTAGAGGACAGGGTAGATTAATGGCTCTTGCTAATAATCCTCAGTTCAACATAAATGATCCAAAACAGCAATCCGGTTATTTAGGCATGGCTGAGGCTTTTGGAGTTCCTCTTAATGATGCCATGAAAATTGCATACGATGCACAAAAAAATAAAAGTGGTGGATCATCGTTTAGACAAGAAATTTTTGACCCTGCTTCTGGTACAATGCAACAGGTTAATTTCTTGACGGATCAATCAGGCCGTGTAGTTAATCAACAGGTTCTAGGCGCTTCAGCAGGCCCAGAAAAACCCACAATTACTGTAAAAGAAAAAGACGGTATATTTTATACTTTTGAGGACGGTCAGCCAAAAGGTGAATACGAAAGCAGAGCCGCTGCGAATGCTGCTGCTAAAGAGCAAAACAGAGCAAACGAAGCTATCTTAAAGGCACAGAGAGTAAAACTAAGTATTTCTGATGCTACAGCAATGATAGACAGAAATGAAGACGTAGGCGGGTGGAAGCAACTTCTGCGTGTTTTGCCTGATACTGAGGCAAGACGTTTTGAAGGATACTTAAACAGCATTAGAGCCAACGTGGGTTTTGACCAGTTGTTAACAATCAAAGACGCAGGATCAACACTGGGTCAGGTGTCCAACATTGAAAACCTGTTGCTTCAGTCAACTATTGACAGTTTAGATGGCCTCATGTCAAAAGAGGACTTGAAGCAGGCATTGAATAAAATAGATGCGTACTATACGTCTCTAATTACAAAAGCTAAGTTTGGTCCTGATGCGGCGTTAGAACAGTGGGCCGGTAGTGTAGATTGGATGCAACCTGAGTTTGCTCGTATGTACGAACAACAGGGCGGTGAAATTCTTGTTAACGAGAACGAAGGCACTATTTCGGTTATTTCACCTAATGGTGAAAGTATCAAGCTCATGAGGTAAACATGGAATACTCAACTGTTGTTAAAATATCCAAAGAAGAATTTGAGCAAGAAAGAGCTAACGCCCGTCCTGTCACTGGTGGGTTTAAGGTTGTAAAAATTTCTCGTGAGGAGTTTGAAGCTGAAAAGAGAGGCCTACAGAAACAGCAGAAAAAATTAGCTGAACCCGGAAATGCTAGATCTTCAATGGCGATTGAAGCAGAAGAAAACCTTGAAAACTTTACGCAACGTATGGGTGAGTCTGTTAGAACCCGTGTACAACAAGCCTCTGATATTTTACGTGAAGAGGGTCCGTATCAAGGACCAACTGATATGTTTGATACAGAAAACCAAGGGCTTAGTACAACAAGTCAATTTTTAGGACTTGCGGGTTCAATGGCTGGATTGGGTTGGGATTTGTTTGGTGAAGTGTACACCTTATCCACTGATGGTTATAGCCTAGTTATACCTGACGAAATGGAGGACGCTGCAAAAAACCAGTACAGGGAGGCTGTGCAGGCGTTTGTAGAACATCCTTTGGGTAAAGAGGCACAAAAAGCGCTGCAAGCAGGTCAAGAAACGTGGGTTGAGTTCAAGAAAAACAACCCTGAAATGGCTCTTGTAGTTGAAAGCGCCTTTAATGTAGGAGGTTGGTTACGCAGAGGGCCAGACGCAAAGCCGATAAACGTAGATCGTGAATCTGGTTATGTACCTAACGTGTCTTTTTATGATGCTAAGAACAGAACTGTTAGTAAACTAACGACGCTGGAACAAGGTATCTGGAAAGCAATAAATCCACCTAAAACCGCTGAACAAATTAACAAACAGACTACAGAACCTAGAGGCCCGTTACGGAGACAAGAGACAATCTTAACTGCAGAGGAACGCCGTAGAGTAGACACGGTAAAACGATACGCTCGTGTTGATCCGTCGAGAACCGATAGATCTAATGCTAAAAGCATTTCAAACGCTATTACTAAAATAGATGAGAAGCTAAAGAAACTTTTGTCAAAGAGAACAAATTTGGTATCTCACGATGATTTAATCAGTAACGTACAGTCAAAAATAGCGGAGTATGCGGCTGGTAATAAGGGTTCAGGCGTTGAACGAATAAACAGAAATGCTAAAGATGCGTTGGCACAGCTTACTTACACATTAAAATCACACGAGCAAAATTCGTTAGGAATGCTAGAGGCGCGTCGTGATCTCGACAAATGGGTACAAGACAATCTTGGAAAAGATACGCTTAAGAAAAAAGAAGGCAAAAAAGGGCCGAAAGTTAGGGACGATCTTTATACTTTAATTCGTAGAGAAATGAATAGTATGTTAGACACAGGAGATTCTAACATAGCAAACCGCTTGCTTAGAGACGAGTCAGATTTGTTGTCAGCTTTAGGAGCAATCAACGGACGTATACCTCAAGGAGATACGGTAATGGCGCGTATTAAAGATAATCTAGGCGCTTTAAACATTAATATGCCAACAACTCCTCTGGGTCAGGCAGCGACTGCCACAGCAGCTATGAACTCTAAAATGCTTCCATTTTTTGCAGGACTGATTACAACTTACACGGGATTAGGTCTGACTAAAAGGCTGTTTTCTAAAGCGTACTATCAAAAAGAACTGCGGCTTATTTTGGAGAGTCTTAACGACGGTATAAAAGTAGCCACTAATCCTGAGATGGTTAAGCAGCTTAGGGCTGACAGGGCTGCTGTCATTGAAGTATACAAAGGGTACATGGAAGACGCTGAAGAAGAGGCGAAAGAAGAATGAGTTGGGTAACTACCTATCTTAAACTAGCTGAAGCTCGTTTTGAGACAGCCAAAGCAAATGCACAAGACAGTCTGCAGCGGATACCTCTTGAGGTTGAACAGGCTGTCAACGACGCACACCGCAGGCTCTCTGGGTCGCAACTAAAGGTTGCTGAGACTGCTGAAAGAGGAAGGACAGTACCTGAGGTTGCTCTGGCAGGATTGGGCGAAACTGGGTCAATGGTTGGTGACGTACTCAATATGCCACTGGAGGCTCTGGGTGTCAATGAGCTTGTGGGTCAAGCTACAGAGGCGGCACTAGCAACGCCTACTGGACAGGCGGCTATGCATAAAGTACAAGAGGTGCAACAGCAGTACCCTAGAGCGGCTGAGAACGTCGGAAACCTCTTTGGTGCGCTTAACATAGTTCCCGGTATGCAGGCTCCTAGAGTTACTGGACAGGCGCTTAACAAAGTGATGCGTAATGTGGACACAATGGTGGAAGGCGGTCCTTTGAAGCGTTTAGAAGCACCTCTTCAAAAAATGGGTGTTCCGTCGGAGAATATGTTTAGCTTTTATGGGTCTATGCCTCCGTTGAGTTTTGCTGGTGAGGCTCTTCAAGCAGTTCCGGGAACCATAAGAGAAGTGTTTAGCCCAACGGCGCGAGCTAATGAAAGAGCTAAAGGTGTTTCTCAGCGTAGAGTTGAAGAGGTCACAGGACCGTCTTCTTCAGAAGGTGACTTAGACATTGGAAGCGCCTACGCAGGTGAGAACATTTATAGGCAGATGGGTCGAAACGTAGACGAAACTTTAATAGCTACTGTTCCCATGACTGCTAAAAATACAAGATTAGTAGATTCAGAGTGGAACGAGGCTAACGTCCGTAGAGAAATCTTTGAACCACTAGATGAAGTGCCTCTGGAAGTTCAGGATAGGGCGATTAACCACGTTAGAGTTGTTCACGGCGCAGGAGATAACACAAACATAGTAGTACGTGAGCCTCAGACTCAAGGATTTACAAAAGAGGGTAAAGGCTCATCTGGTAGGGGACCAGCAGCTATACGAGCACTAACCTCTAAAAACACTGTCAACTCTTATGCAAAACATTTAGGCAAAACTATAGACGAGCTTTCTGCTGACGATATAGGAGAAATTGCAAAAGCTAGTTTTATGGTAAATAACAAGCGATTGTTACGTCAGTTAGAAAAAGAGTTTCCCGGTGTAGGACAGCAGAAGCTAATTGAACGGTATCTGAAAGGGAGAAACAGACAAAAAACCGGTGCAAAGTTTCCCGCCAATTCTGCGGAAAAAAAACTGATTAACTTTTTAGACAACTCGTTTGAAGAGTTTGGCGGTAAGGTAAGCAAAGATGGTGACTTTATATACCTGTCTCAAGGATACCATAGTGAGATGAAAGACTTAGGAGGTGTGAATCAGTTTATCGCCATCGACACAAAAAACAAAGAGATATATACTCTAATCTCTGACAGGCACGATATGTTTGGTCTTGACCCTGTTGGCGGCCGCGGGCTGATAACGTTAGGCACAATGGAAAAGGTACGCGTGGGTGGCGGGTACGATCCTACGATAAACGCGCTCAAGAAAGAGCAGCGTCAGGATAGAGTACAAAAAAGAGAGCAAGAGGCTGTAACCAAAACAGAAGAGTTGACAGGGATTAAGAGAAACAAAAAAGAAAGCGCCACAGAGTACAGCAAGCGTGTCTTACGCGACTCTAAATTTACACCAGAAGCCAAAGATTACCTAGAGTCTCTGTACAGAGGATCTTGGGCTATTACGGCAGCAACGGAGACGGACAATGAAAGATAAGCACACAGTAAGTTACACATCCATTGACTACCACAGTATGTGCGAGAAGTCAAAGGAACGCATCAAGAAGATGCAAGCTGAAGGAATACCTACGCCCCATGACTCTAAAGATAAGCCAGAGGACGTAGGTAAGTCTAACGGTTACTCCATATTCTTCATGTCATAGTTCACAGTTGTTCCCTGTGCAGGCTAACTGCTGGCTACCCTCAGTCATATCAGAGGCTTCATTGATGTCCCAGTTGATCTCAGTGGGGAAACCCTTCTGTAGCGACTTGAGGGTGGCCTTGTCCACAGGCTCATAAGGTGCCTGTTGGTACGTGTGGTCTGAGTAAGGTAGAAAAGAGATACCACTGACCTTATCAAACTTGTTGTACAGCCACTGTCCCACCTCCAGAAACTCGTTGTCCCTGTAGTAGCAAGTCATGGACGGCTTGTGCTCACACCAGTAGTCCTGATATATCTCCCACAGATCCAACTGTTCCATAGCACCCATGTCTGAGGCTGTCACAGCGCCCTCAGGAGACGCAATAGGGAAGGAGAATACCCTAGTACTGGGTGACATCGCATCGTCCTCCACAGGCACTCCTGCGGCCTCTAGGACGCTACAAAGTGGATCTCTAGCATCTGCACGTACTCTGCGTATGTATTGTGCACTATAACGAGGATGGATACCACTAGCGCTATCGACCAACTGACTAACAGTGCCGCTAGGCTTGACCGCAGTAATAGCGGTAGAAGCGTTGATACCCAGTTTCTCTGCCCACTGCTTGTTAACTTCAATTGCTTCCTCCCTCATCTCCGTAAGCCACTTCTTCAGCTTGGCCTTGTCTCCTCTACCTGACAGCATTGGATGATCCATGATGCCTGTCAAGGATACACCTAGCAGTGCCTCTTCCTGTGTGTTTAGTTTCCAAATATTTCTGAGATATCGGAAGTTAGTGAGGGTGGCCTGAAGAGTCCCAAGGATAGTTGCAACCCTAACTTTTCGTTTGAGACTTGCGAGTGTATCCTGTGGCCTAACAACAACCTCTGAAAGATTGCAGAACTGGTAGGGTCTGAGGATGATTTCGCTGCATGGATTAGTTCCAAAATCGTAGGTAGCATCTCTACGTTCATTTTTTGCAGCTTGCTTTTGACTTGCCACTCTGCTAAAGACACCTCGTTCGCCAGATTTAGATTCATATAAGCTAGTCCACTCGTTGAGAAAGGCTTCAAAGTCTGGCTTCTCTGTGTAACACGCTGAGTTATTCGCCAGACCACGCTGGGGTTCATCTATGTACCACTGTCCATGCTTGCATCTCCGGAGCCTGTCGTCCGTTAGGTTGGACAGTG